AGGGAAATCCACTAATTGACAAGCGTGTGATGGATGGCTTCAACGTAAAGTTTTACGGAGATGTGATGTGTTTAGGGTACCAGTCCGAGATAAGGCTCAAAGAAGTATATGCTCAGGGGTTTGAGGACGAGATTTCACAACGTGTAGCAGACATTACAGGATTCCTTAAGAAAGAATATAAGAAGATTACCGGTAACACAGTTGCCCTCACCGAAGAGGGAGAGATTGACGTGCGTGTGGAGAACTCCTCCAGAGTACGTTCATGGGTCACTGCAAAAATGCACTATAAAGTTGGCGGATTGTCCGCGGATATGAATGAAGATAACAGCGGTTCTACCAACACCGTTGAGGCAGATTGGAAATCGTTCGTTGAGTTAGGTGGCTGGAATGGTAAGGGCGGAACAAGGCCAGATAACGATACTCGCCCCAAAAATTCTGAGAAATAGAATGAAGCTCACCAGAGATAACCTTTATCGCATTGTTCTTGAAGAATATCTTAAAGATGGCGGTCTTCAGATCAGCGAGAGCAAGGTTGATGATTTAATCGCCCATATTAAGGGCGGACCTAGGCCCGACTGGATGGGTGCTGATGGGCGCAAAATACCACCGCCTCCGGACGTCCCCAAGCCAGAAGAGAGAAATGATAGTGACACATATCCGATGGATATTCCACATGATGATGCTCCAGAGAGCGAATATAGTGGTTTCCAAAATGACTCTGGGCCAGATCTTAAGGATCAGTTAGCTGCTTTAATCCAAGGCATGCCGCCAGAAGAAGTAGCTGACTTGTTTCAAGCGGTCTTTGAGAAGATTCCCGGCGTTGAAATGAGTGATGCTGAAGAGGATGCTGCCGCACCCACTTTATATACCCGCGGCGCCGATGGGCAAGCCCAAGTAAAAGGATTTTTCCCAGAGTTTAAAATAAATGACTTACAAGATCTTATACGCGAGGTTTTACAAGAGGGATTCTTCCACGATTTGAGTAACGAGTACGGCGAAGGATTTGTTCCGTTACGCAGAGAAATAGCACAGAAAGTTTGGGACGCCGGCGGCAGAGCAAATGAAGCAAAAATGTCAGCCACCCCCGAGAAAGCAAACCAGATGCTATGGAAACTAATTGAGGATGAAGGCATAGGCGACATAGAAATGATGAAAGAAATACACTACGACGTGATAGAAGAATTATTGGATATGCAATCAGAAAATGAAGATGCATGAGCTTTCAATTAGATAAAAAACAACGCGTTAAAGAAATACTCAGATGTGGTAAAGACCCTTCGTATTTTCTAAAAACTTACGCACGGATATCACACCCGCTTCACGGGCTAATCTTGTTTGATACATATGAGTTCCAAGATGAACTCTTAAAAGATTTTAACGACTATCGGTTTAACGTCATTCTAAAAGCCAGGCAGTTAGGTATATCGACCATCACTGCAGGTTATATCGTTTGGATGATGCTTTTCCACCGTGATAAGGCCATCCTTGTCATGGCAACCAAGTTCGCGACAGCAGGAAACCTTGTAAAGAAAGTCAAGAATATCATGCGCAACCTGCCCGATTGGCTAAAGATCGCCACTATCAGTGTGGATAACAGAACCTCGTTTGAGTTGTCTAATGGTTCTTCAATCAAGGCAACCTCCACATCCGGTGATGCCGGCCGTTCTGAGGCACTGTCTTTGTTGGTTCTCGACGAAGCTGCACACATCGAAGGCTTAGACGAACTATGGACCGGTCTATATCCCACGCTATCAACTGGTGGTCGATGTATTGCACTAAGTACGCCTAACGGTGTTGGGAACTGGTTTCATAAAACCTGTACTGACTCCGAAGCTGGAGCAAACAATTTTCATTTAACATCATTGTCATGGGATGTCCACCCGGACAGAGACGATGCTTGGTTTAAGAAAGAAACCAAGAACATGTCAAAACGACAGATTGCACAAGAGCTTGAATGTAACTTCAATACATCTGGCGAAACAATTATTGACCCAGACGAGATGAGTTGGTTATTGACGATGGTAAAAGAGCCAAAATATCGAACTGGGTTCGATCGTAATTTCTGGATATGGGAAGAGTTTGATCCAACCTGTAATTATCTTATGGTGGCTGATGTCTCTAGGGGCGACGGCGCCGACTTTTCCACATTTCACATTCTAAAACTTGAAACGTTAGAGGTTATAGGAGAATATCAAGGAAAGCCAACACTCGATATGTATGCTAATATGCTCAATAGTGTCGGCCGCGAGTTTGGAACAGCAATGCTTGTGGTCGAGAATAATAATATCGGATACTCGGTATTAGATAAGTTAATTAACGAGTATCAATATCCCAACGTTTATCATTCTATTAAATCAACACACGAGTACATCGAACAATATCAAGCTGAGCACATGAATAGCGCCGTCCCCGGATTCACAACTTCTATGAAGACGCGCCCCTTGATTATTGCAAAATTAGAAGAGTTTATCAGAAATAAACTAATTAAAGTATATTCCTCTCGTTTAATTAATGAGATGAAGACTTTTATTTGGAAGAACGGTCGCCCACAAGCAATGAAAGGATACCATGATGATTTAATTATGGCGTTAGCAATTGCTTGTTGGGTGAGAGATACAGCACTTCAAGTGAATGCTAGAGAGTTGAACTATCAAAAAGCGTTTCTAGATGCAATATATATGACAAAAACTACTATGAATACACAAATTAAAGGTCAAGAGGGCTACAAAAAAGATAGCATCTTTGATAAAATGAATGAAGCTAAACACTTATATGAACAGTATAAGTGGATAATTAAGTGAGAACAAAATGGCTAACTACGGCAAAAATCCCGCAAACAAAGAATCTAAGTTATTTAAAGCATTAACTAGATTATTCTCTGGACCGATCATTAATTATAGGTCGCAGTCCGGCCGGCGAATAAGACGCCAACATTTAGATAAGTTTTCGTCAAGATTCAAATCAGCATCTGGCCAGCAGTTTAAAAAATCTGTATATAACCCGCTAGATACGATAGCCACAAATGCAATCGCTAATCAGAAAAGAACAGAGCGTTACATTGATTTTGACCAGATGGAATACTCCCCAGAAATTGCCTCTTCCATGGACATCTACGCAGATGAAATGACAACATATTCTGAATTGCGACCAATGCTCAACATCAAGTGTCCGAATGAAGAACTTAAAGCGATCCTTAATATACTATATAGCAACATTCTAAATGTAGAATATAACTTATTCGGATGGGCAAGAACTATGTGTAAATACGGGGATTTTTTCTTGTATTTAGACGTCGACGACAAATATGGAGTTAAGTCAATTATAGCACTACCGAGTACTGAGATAGAAAGGCTAGAGGGAGAAGATTCCACTAACCCTAATTACATCCAATATCAATGGAACTCTGCCGGCATGACCTTCGAAAATTGGCAAGTGGCCCACTTTCGTATTTTGGGTAACGACAAACACGCCCCGTATGGCACGTCGGTTCTGGAACCAGCCCGACGCATTTGGCGCCAATTAACTCTTATGGAAGATGCTATGATGGCTTATCGAGTTATTCGATCTTCAGAGCGTCGTGTATTTAAAATCGATGTAGGAGCTATCCCGCCGCAAGATGTGGAACAGTTCATGGAAAAAACAGTTACATCACTAAAGAGACACTCAGTAATCAATCCAGAGAATGGCCGCATCGATCTAAGATATAATCCAATGAGCATCGAAGAAGATTATTTTATTCCGATCCGAGCAGGGTCAGCCACAGATATCCAAACTTTGGCAGGCGCTCAGAACATTACCCAAATTGATGATATCAAGTATCTGCGCGACAAGCTCTTCTCCGCTCTAAAAATTCCTCAGTCATATTTAACCATGGGTGAGGAAGGTGGAGAAGATAAAACAACGTTGGCACAAAAGGATATTAGATTCGCAAGGACTGTTCAAAGATTACAAAGAGTTATTATTTCTGAGCTAGAAAAAATTGGAATCATTCATCTTTATACCCTAGGCTTCCGCGGCGATGATTTGTTGGCCTTTGAATTATCTCTGAACAACCCTTCCAAGATCGCAGAATTACAAGAATTAGAACACTGGAAACAGAAATTTGATATCGCCGCATCTGCCACAGAAGGATACTTCTCACGCCGATGGGTTACAGAAAATATCTTTTCTATGTCCGGCGAGGAATTCGTGCGGAACCAGAGAGAAATGTATTTCGATCGCAAACAAGACGCAGCCCTTCAAGCAGTCGCCGAAGCCGCAGCAGCCGGCGAAACTGGAGGTATGCTCGGCGGCGACATGGGAGATGAGTTAGGAGACCCCATGGGCGCCGAACTTGATTTGGGCCCAGAAGAAATGCCGGCTGCAGACGCAGACCCAGCTGCAGCACCTGAAGATGAATCATCGCTACTTGCAGTCCCCCCCGGCTCTAGAAATGTCCGGACTTATGGAAGGGGAGAAAAGTATCACGCGAAAAACGGGAAGAACGATAAGAGAAAGGGAACCGGACCCCGCAGCAGATCCATGGCCTCACAGCACGGTAAAGGCAGGAGTAGCCCTGGAAACAGAAATATATTTCCAGGCCTTGGTCCGCTAAATACACTCGGTTACGGGATTCCAGAGCATCAAGAGCCTATTTATAGTTTAGAAGAAAACATTGAAGAACAGAAGATATTTTTGGTCAACGAGTCAGTGCGAAGTTTAATAACCGAACTAGATGATAAAAACAAGAAAAAGGATAATTAAAAAAGATGAAAGCAAAATACAACAAAAAGCGAAATACAGCATTTGTATATGAAGCTCTTGTCAGAGAAATAACAGCTTCTATTTTAAAGGAAGACCATTCCCGCCGAGATATTATAGTCAATATTATAAAGAAACACTTTGGACCACACACGAGTCTAAAGAAAGATCTAGATTGTTATCGATCTTTATATGAGAGTAAGAATTTAGAACGATTTGTGTGTGAAAAAATAATAAAGGAATCTAGAAATCAAAAAATACTTATTGACCCGGATGATCTTTTTAAACAACAAACAGACTTGATTAATGATATCAACAAAGACGTATCCTCTTCGGTATTTGGAAACTTTGTTCCGAACTACAAGACTCTAGCCTCAATAGCTCAGATTTTTTCGAATGATGTGACACCCAAGAAGAGGGTAATGTTGGAAAGCCAAGTCGCAGAAGTAATGACGGCTCCATTACCAAAAAATATGGAAGATAAAGAAATAGATAATATGGTCTATAAAACATTTGTCAGAAAGTTCAATGACAAATACGATGACTCGCTTTTAGAAGAACAAAAAGACCTTTTAGGATATTATGTTTCTTCGTTTTCAGATAACGCGGTCCAACTCAAAGTGTTTTTAAACGATGAGGTGGCGAGGCTAAAGGAGGCACTAAGCGTATCCTTGACTGTTGCCAACTCGGAAGATTCAGAAGTGATTGAAAAAACAAATAGGCTCATCGGCAACCTAAACAATCTAAAAGAAAGCACTATCAATGACGAAAAGCTTTTATCTATCTTAAGAACCCAAAGCTTGGTAAAGGAAATCAGCACAAATGTCAATAACGATTAAGATCGGTGATGCTGCTAAAGAATCAAAGGTAGTATTAGAACTTGATATTCGTAAAAGCTTGGCAGGGGATTTTATGATCTTCGATCACGGCGACATGGACATCGTTGTATCCCCGAAAAAAAATAAAATCATCTTATTTCCTAAAGACACAATGACTGACTTAGTGTATGGCGCCCAGAACAGACTATTTGCTCACCTACATAAGAAAGGAATCATTATATTAGAGTCTGTCCAGGCTGGTGCATTTTATGGCTCCTTAGAGGGGAGTTTAGAAGTGTCAGAGGAAGACACATCTCTGGCTCCTAAGCTGGCATTAATAAATATCTCATCCTTTATTGAGGAAGAACGACCATATTTTGAATCGGTCGAAGCGATAATTTCAATGGATGACGATCAAAAGATAGAACCAGAAAAAGCAGACTCCACCGAGCTTGGCGAAGTACCGCACTCAACTGAGAAGGGCTCTATGAAGAAAGGCTTTATAAGAGACCCCTACTCACTAAATTATCTATATACGCTCTAGGAGTCCTCGATGTCCGACATGCATTTGATAATGGAAAATTGGAGCGCATATGTCGCAGAAGCTGAAATTGGTGGTACAGTACCAACCGCCGCGACAACCACCGGAGATGGTGCCCCCGATACTACTGAAGAACCCACAGCAGAACAAATTAAACTTGTTCAAGATTTTATAAAAAGCATTGCAGTGTTGGCTGACGCCTCTAACGATGCCGGCGAAGAGCAAGAGGAAGAGCTGGCCCAACAGCTACACGAAGTGCC